TTACGACCCAGCCATGGGGAAAGGTCTTTCAGGCATGGCACGTCCCGAATCGTCGCCTCCACGTGAGACTTCAAAATCTTCAGCGGCAGAATCCGTAGGCTGAAAAAGCAGACTGTTTCGGGATTTATGCTCAATAAAATACCCGACCACCCCCAGCAACATCTTTGTATAGCCAACACGGGCAGATTTAATCAGATTAACAGTGCGGATCTGATCATTCCCCATGCTGTTCATGATGGCGATCTGGAATGGCAGCGTTTTCCATTCTCCCTCACCATATGAAGATTCTTTAGGCAGATAATAATTTTGATCAGCCCATTCAACTGGCGTCACCGGCAATGCCCTTATCAGGGGCCTGTAATGCTGTTGTGACAGCGCTCATCATATTATTCAGTTGTTGCTCTGATATATTCATCGAGTAAATCCGGTAATTTATCCCCCGCCCGCGCACACTGATTTGCCCCCTTCGCAATAAGGGTTTTCAGATGGTCAAGATGGCGCGGTGTTAAATCAGGAAACTGTCGCTGCATGGATAAAGGGATGGAATCAAGCGTACTGGATAACGCCATTGCCAGCTTACTGAGGGCAAAAATACAGAACCCGGTGTCAATAAGTTTTCCTTTTGACACCCTCATTTTTTAACTGCTGTGTAACAGCCTGTTCTGCTGTCAGTTCCCATCTGGCAATAAGCAATTTCTCCTCATAGTCGTCTTCGCTATCGCCATCAGGCACATCGTTTTTACTTCTCCTCAGATACGATATGTAAAAATCGCCGCCAGGCATCCAGATCCAGTTGCCCTCTCTTATTCGATATCGGGGCACCCCGGCAATTTCTGCAATCTGCGAAGCTGGCGATCGGTCAGACTTAAATGCCTGGCAACTTCAGTCTGCGTAGCCACTCCCTCACCTCGCAAAAACTCTCACCTCACAATCACAACAAAACCGGTCCATGTCCGGCTTACATGTCTATTTTTGTTCATGTTCCCGGTTTCACCAGAAAACCTGTTTTATATATTTTCATATTAGTTAACTTGAAGAGAAACCGGACATGGATCCCCGGAAAATTTTCATAAATAGCGAAAACCCGGCGAGGTCGCCGGCCCCGTAACAGGCCGGATCGCCAGAAAGGACCCGAAAATGATAATAATTATCAATTAAATAAAAGTTATCTCAACCGACAAGTTCACCATGAAAGAGGACAAATAATGAGTTCGGTCTCAATGCATTAATTGATCTGCATCAAATTTAAGTAAAAACATCTTTGGACAATACAGAACACTGCAGTGAATATGGAAAAAGACAATGTCATCGAAGAACAAAACCAGCAAAACAACAACCCGTAACATCCGTTTTCCCAATCACATGATTGAGCCAGATCAATATCGCCCTTGAGCATAAAGGCTCCGGCAACTTTTCGGCATGGGTTATTGAAGCCTGTCGCCGGAGGCTGGCAGCAGACATAAAATGTGCCCGTCAGTTAACTGTAACAAAAAATGATACACCGTCTGCTCTGTGATAACTGTTCATATAACCATTTCTTTATATTGCTGAATTTACAAAAAGTCGCAGTTATTAGTCGTATTTATTCCGAATTGAAATCATCCGTCATATAAAATAAAAAAGAATAACAATAATAATCTTCTACCCTTATCAGTACCTTTACTGCTGTGCTCCAACACAGCAGTTTTTTTGATTATGCTCACATATTTTTTCATCCCCACCGCACTGCACATTATAACTGTTGCTTTTCAATTCAGGCTTTGTGCAGGTATGTCTGAATCTCCTCCGGGAGAGGTCTTCATCGTTATCAGCCCCAAAACACACCAGCGACACTGACAAAGAGCCTGCGAGTGCAGTTGCCCCCGTTTTCGTTTTATGATGTATTCACCCAGTCAAATAATGAGCAAATTCAATCCATGTCAGACGGCAGAGAATCATAAAATTTAACCATCGTGCTTACATAAACAATCCGATAAAGACTTAACATACTTAAAATCGCATATTGCATAAGAATAAATAATAAGTCATCAAAAAACATCGGGCAAAACTACCGCAACTCCAGTTAAAAAGACAATATATTAATCCAGCGACCTCATTTATTATTCAGAAATGCTTAATAATAAGATATTTCCTGTTATTCCTTTATGGAGATCGGGTAACTGCTCCATGCCAGTCTTGTTGAATGGCTCAAAAAATAAGAGAATAATTCATAACATATATTGTAATTCAGGCTCGGTTATTTCGAATTGAATACTTGCATTAAAATCTGATAAAAAATTCGTCATAACAACAACATTCTCTTCTGCATGTGCCATAACCTGCCGTAACAACCCGGCAGGTTTTTTTATTGAATAAATTTCCGGTTTCTTCCACCATCGCACCGGCCAGGCGACTATGAGGGGACAACGCCGCGCTCCGTTAACGCAGTAAACCCCGGTGTGTATCGTTTTTGATTATCCCCGCACACTCGCGCAGAGGAGTCTCCCTGTCGGGCTGCGGTCTCTGTTAATACGGGAATACGGCGACAATACCGCGCATGGATAATAAGGTCGCTCAACACACTGGCTGTAATGCAGCCGATACCATGCGGCATTTAGCGGCATTCATCGTACACTCAACGGTTAGCTCTTCATTCGTGGCATTCACCTGAAAGATCCGGGAGTGTAATTGCGTACATTTACCACTGAACGAACCTTCAACAAGAACACGACCACGCTGCAAAATACGGAACAGAATTGTTCCCTGAAAAGGCTTTACGGTTACCAGTAATTTCTTCATGCATTCTCCGGATAACAAAAATACTAGTTAATACACTGAGTGCGGATATATTCCTGCGCCCCTTCCAGCTGCTTCTGCATCATCATCAACCGCTCTCTGAGAGTGAAATAATCCCGTTCAACTGTGTCTGCCAGTCGGGGGCCGGTTGCATTATCCACGCCGGAGGTGCCGGTGGCTTCACGCACGGTACCGGAGCAGGTGGCGTTGATCCGCAGGCGCTTACGACCAGCGGCAACATCAGCACGCAGAGTTTCATTTTCAGCTCTCGCATCGGCTAATTCCCTCGAGTATTTTGCATCGAGCGCAGCAACATCGTGCTGGCGCTGCTGCATATCAGTAATGGTGGCGTTCGCCAGCTTCAGCTCACTGACTTTTTTATCGCGCTGCTCTTTGTAAGTGATGGCGTTATCGCGGTAATGGTTTGTTGCCAGACACAGCGCACCACAGACCACCAGCAGAATAACGGTAAACGCGGAAAGCATTCGGTTTATGCTCACCCCAGCATCCCCGACGAAGACAACATCATCCAGCCCAGGGAAAGAAAAAGAGCAACCAGCATTAGTGAAAATGAAATGCCGACAATTACACAGAGGATCTTCGCCAGCGTTATGAGTTTGTCTGATATCATTGGTCACCACTCCATCAATCCGTCTTTGTGATTTTTCCTTTGCCTGTATCAGCCAGGACAAAATCAATCAGCAGATTCGCTTCATTTATCAACGTGCGAATTTTTGATACATGTGCAGCTTTAACCGACTTCCACTCACTCAGTGTCAACGCCAAGATTATTGGCCGTTTTTCGCCATTTTTAATGTCCGCTATTGGTCATTAATGTTGTCCGCTTGCCGCCATTTCATCATCACTGATTGGCGTGGCGTTTTTTGCCAGCACTCCCGCTTTGCGTTTTTCCTTTAACCGGTAGCTTTCTCCTTTGATGTTCTGTGTGGTTGAGTGGTGTAGCAGTCGATCCAGGATTGCCGTTGCCAGCACGTTATCGCCGAACATCTCTCCCCAGTCGGCGAACCCTTTATTTGACGTCAGCACGATGCTCGCTTTTTCATATCGACGGTTCAGCAACCGGAAGAACAGACTGGCTTCCTCGCGGGTCATCGGCAGATAGCCTATCTCATCCAGTATCAGTACCCGGGCATAACCAAGCTGCTGTAGCTGTTTTTCCAGCCGGTTTTCCTGTTTTGCCTTCATGAGTGTGGCGATCAGCTTATCCAGTGGCATGAACAGCACCCGATGACCAGCGTCCGCCGCTTTTACCCCGAGAGCGACTGCCAGGTGCGTTTTACCCACACCAGGCGGACCCAGCAGGATCACGTTCTCGCTACGCTCCACGAACGCCAGCCCGGCCAGCTCACGGACGACCTTACGATCGATACCTGGCTGGAAGCCGAAGTCGAACTGCTCCAGCGTTTTGACCCACGGGAAGCGGGCCTGTTTCAGCCGGGACTCCATACTGCGCTGATGCCTCCCGTTCCATTCCTGCTGCAACGCCATGCACAGGAACTCGCGGTAGTTCAGTTCTTTTTTGGCCGCCTGCTCCAGCAGGCTTTCAACGTGGTAGCCCAGATGTTCCATTTTAAGACGACCCAGCAGTGTCTCCAGTTCATGCATCACAACAGCTCCTCATAGGCACTCAACGGCCTGTGTTCCACCTGACTGACCTGCTGCCAGAGTGGGGCGTGATGCTCCGGCACGGTCTGCCAGCCGTATACAGCCGAACAGAGACGGTGCGATGCTACCTGTTGCTCATTACTGTAGATCCGCAGTTCATCATCCAGCGAGATCCGTATTGATACCGGCTGGCCACACAGGCTTTCCGGCACGCTGTAACGGTTCCCGCCAACCTCGATATAGCCATCCCAGGAGACATGACGGATATCGAAGTAGCTGGTATCGAAGTCCGTACCTGGCAGCGCCTGCAGATGCACCTGTTCCTGCGTGAAGCGCTGTTCCGGTGTCTGCCTGAACTGGCGAAGTTCCCGCCTGTCGGCAACGTCAGCCATCCACTGCTCCAGTAGCTGATTAACATGGGCGAAGCTGTCGAACCGGCGGTACCTGACGAAGAAGTTTTCCTTGAGGTATTTCACCATCCGTTCCACCTTACCTTTGGTTCTGGCCCTTCGTGGACGGCAGGCCCGTGGCAGGAAGCCATAGTGATCGGCCAGCAGCAGGAACCCGGAGTTGAACACCACCTTCCCGTTGTTATTTTTCAGCACTGCGGCTTTCTGGTTATCGACCAGCACGGTTTTCACGCTGCCGCCGAAGTAGCGAAAGGCGCGGACCAGTGACTCATAGGTATGTTCAGCATCCTGCTTTGGTGCCGCGAAGACATGGAAGCGACGTGAGAACCCCAGCGTATTAACCGCGAAGTTAACCCTGCATCGTTGCCCGGCAACCTCAGCCTCAACTTCTCCCCAGTCATGCTGTAGCTGGTAACCGGGCTGAGTTTCGAAGCGAACCGTTTTCTTCGATGGCCGCATCTTACGTTTGGGCTGGATGTAGTAACGCAACATGGAACGGCCACCGGTATAACCCATCGCTTTGATTTCCGCCAGGATGACCTCGCCGTTCCAGACATTCTCAGCCAGACGCATGTCGATATAGTCCATGAACGGCTTGAGTTTGGCCATTTTGTGGCGTGTTTTTCTGGCCGGAGGTTCCGGGTATTTCAGGTACCGTCTGACAGTCCGCTCAGAGCAACCAACCTGAGTGGCAATATCAACAATATACGCACCTTGCTGGCGCATTTGCTTTATCATGTAAAAGTCCTCTCTGCTCAGCATGAGTGTTCCCTTTGTGGTGTAGGAACCTTAAGGAAACAACATGTTGGGTGGAGCGGACAATCCAAATGGTGAATTACTGTCTTATATCATTGGCGCTGACACTCAGCCCGGTACCAAACAAACTGGCGATGTTTTTATCCCGTTTCATGTCAGCGCATACCTGATTGAGTTCTTCCATCACGCTCATTCGACGGGGATTAACGACAAAACCCTTCGTCCAGTATTCATAGAGAACATCGTCGCACTCTTCCTGATACTGAATGACCCTGTCGCGGATTTCAGGTTTAACTTTGTTGGGATTGATGGTTTGTAACCAGCCCGCAAGTTTTCGAAGTGGCAGGGATACCATATTGCGTCGTTTCCCATCCTCAGCAACCATAACGATTTCCGTTATAGTTGACGCAAAACGCTGTCTTAACTTATCCAACTGTGATTGCCAGGCTAGCCCCATCCCCGCAACAACAGGCTTCATGGGAACGTATGGCTCGCCATTATGGTTAACCACATAAAGAGAGTTGCCGTGAAACGGCACGGTCATCATATTCATCGGTTATTTCCTTTTAGTGATGAACCTTGTCTCACAGGAATCCGGCCCACAGAAAAGCACCGATAGCCAAACCGGTATCCTCAAGGGTCATCCTGAAAGGTTCTGTGTTGTGAGATGCGCGTGAGATGCGCAGAAATATTCAGATATGAAAAAGCCCACGCCTTTACGTGGGCCAGAAGGCCACTCGTTGCAGCCTTGTGTTTTGTTTTTTTTATCGTTTCAACTGAAAGTGAGGCCCGTCCTTCAACGTTTTCCAGTCCCCGCCCCATTCGATGGCGATTCCCAGCTCTGTGGCGGCCTGCTTAAATGCCTGCGCGATTTTCTCGTACAGAGGCCAGTTCCATGACACCTGGCTGCCAATGTAAGCAACAACATCCACCGCATCACCTGTCAGGTGGCGGCTGTTCATGGTCTGGCTCTTGCCTTCTGCAACCAGTTGTTTCTGGCGCTCTTTCGTGCGCAGACCTTCCGTAATACCGAAATCAACCTCCGTCAGCTCCAGCGCACGGCGAACGACAGCAACCAGCTGTGGTTTTACGCCCTCCAGATTTTTCTCGCTCCGACGGCTGAATCTGAATTTATCCGACATACTCACCTCCGTAATGAAAGGATTTTTGAAACGTTCCCACGAGCACGAATCACCAGCACGCAGAACAGCAGATTAAGCCCCACCGCCAGCCAGTTCGCCGCTAACGGACGACCACACAGATAGCTGAGTGGCGCAAAGGCATAAAGCAGCATCAGCAGCCAGGCCAGCCATGACATCAGCGGTTTATGTCTGGAATCACAGCGACGATAAAAAAAGAGCGTCAGCACGATAACCGTGCATAACGCCACATTCAGCAATCCGGGAAGGTTACTTAACATTGCCGCCTCCTCCACCCCGCAGGCGGGAGAACAAGCCGGACACCAGTGATGCGATATCCTGCTGGTGGATGAACGACAGAATCTTCACCGACACCACGGATACCAGCACCGCACACAGCGCATCTGCCGATGTGCCGTCATAACCTGTTTTTGCCGCTATCCAGGCAGACAGCACACCCGCTCCCAGCACGCCGACAATGAACGACACCAGAAAATGCGCCGCCACCCGCCAGGCTGAAAGCGCCTGCGGCATCGTTGCCACAAATAACGCCCCGGCGAACGCACCAAACACAATCCCGAAATCCGTTCCGGTAAACAGCCCGAATACCGTCGCCCCGCCGAGCGCCGCTGCCGTACCGGAACCGGATAAGGGTTCAGACATAAATACCTCTCAAAATCAGCGTGATGGGAGTTTATACCAAGTTATAAAATTATGTGATTAAGTATCTTTTTGTGGTCCCATACAATAATCAGATGAACTACATGTGCTTAAAGAAATTAGTTCGTTAGTAGAGAAGGCCTTTTTAAACTCGGAATCACTCCACACATTCTCCTTATAATAGACCCTTATACTTTCACCAGTAGCATAATAATACTTAGCCATTTCCATCATGGCATCGAAACCTTGTTTATGAGATCCAAAGACATCCACCTTACACATATTGTGAATGGGAAGAGTCACATTATCACGCTTTATACCAATACAAAAAAACTGACTTTCCTTACCCCCGGATGTGTAAACTCCATATGATAAATTATTTATCTGAACATTACTAAGGTACTTATCATAATCACTCATCACTGCATGACTTGTACCAGATAACAATGAAAGAGCAATTAAGGAATATTTTATTTTCCGTTTCATAAAACCTCTTATATACGCTAATAAGTTAATCAACAAATCAAATAGTAAACACATCATTTCAATAGCATCATTTTATTATTTCTTTTAACACACCTCTTGCATCATAAAATTCGGGTTCATAATAAGTGGCTCTTTTATTTAAACCATCTCTTCTGACTCCCTTCAGAGCAAAACAAGCACTGATCAGACTTCCAAATGCATTGATTCTTTCTCTAACTGACACAGTTGGTACAACTAATTGAGGTATAACACCTGGATTTACAAACGTGGATCCAGGAACATACCTAGCATTGGTGGTTCCTGGTCCATCAGATACTTGGCTGTTGAATCTGTCATAAGTCAACTCCACAGCCTCAACAATATTCTCACCAGGTATATGTTCCACCGCGACAATCTCGTTCTGCTCCCTCATCATTATCCGCTCAAATCCAGAGAAGGTTATACCGCGCTGGGTTAGATAATTGACTGACGGTTGAATAGGATAAAAAATATTATTTGCTCTGATACGGTAACGATATAACCTACCGTGAAATCCAGAACTTGAATAATATTGTCTGGCTATGTTATATGTTTCAATTAAACTGGTTGTGGTAGCAATAAATGCACTATCCCTACTCCCTGCCGCACATGAGTCCCCTCTTAAATGTTGCTGTAAGTTTCTGTTAAAACCATGGGATCTAAACCCATCACGAAATATTTCCTCTGGCGGGCGAGAATCCACTCTATAAACAAAATCCGTAGCATTCGCATACCATGAGAAAGAAATAAGAAATAATATAAACATTTTCAACACAATATTTCACCTCTTACTTAAAAATAATAACAACGCCTCCATCAAAATAAATGTAAGGAATGATTAAAAGTCAATCAGAGAGTTGCTGTCCTCCATGGTTAGCTGACATCTATTTACTCATTTAATTAATCAGAAACATACCACCATCACATCTCGCGCTAATTAAATAAGAAACACCATGTATCTAACAAAATATTAAAATTAATACGGTCTTTGTTTAACAGGAACAGCCAGAATGTGAAAATATAATCAGAAGTGTATACTACGGACGTATGAATAAAACAAAACCCGCTCGAAGGCGGGTTCTATTAAAGTTCATGCGCAGACTCACCTCGCGATACAGCTTTGCGAAGCGTAGCGAAATTGAAGCAGTTTGTGCGTAAAAAATCAAGCTATTTTTTGAGCAAGTGATTCTCGCATGGGAATGTATAGCGCATACTCAGCAACAGCCAACCAATTAGCAATTCGCTTTTCACATGTGCTAAAACACCACTCTGGGTGTGCATCATTCAGCAATTCAGCCATTTTGCGCTTAGTCATCCCCCGTCCTTCATACCGCTGCTGGAGGATACAAACCAACCCCGGATGATCTGCCAGCACTTCACTAATCACCCGATCAATGCATAGCGCCTCGGCATCAGTACAATGCACCAGCCAGCTCTTTTGCTTGCCATTGATAATTTCTCGCAAAAATGATTCCAGTTCAGGTTTCTCTATTCCCGCTTTTTTCATTCTGAACAGGGCTTCATTGATGGCTGTTTTCGTCAACTTTTTTGACGCCAGCAACTGATTGAACATATTCCCTGACCTACCGCCGCCAATGTACGACCAGCGCCCCCACATACGTAGTTTTCCCTGAATCCAGACACTTTCCAGCGTGTTGAGACGAAGGTGTTCTCCGCTTTTTCCTGTATTCGTTGGGTAAATCATAAATATCCCTCCTTTCTCCAGATTTCTTGTGTGCGAAAAACACCTTCTGCATGCATCAGGCGTAATTCTTCTTTGGTGTAATCGCTGTTTTTTACCCGCCCGTCGATTAAATCGTGGCACGAGCTACAGGCAATCGCTGCCTGCATATCGTGTGGCTTTATCGCTGTTCCGCACGTTCCCGCCAGTCGGTAATGCGCCAGCACAGACGTTTCCGGATCGTGATTGCAGTAGCCAGGAATTCTGACGGTGCACATCTGCCCCCGCGCCGCTTTACGTAAGTCCACCATTACGCAAACTCCAGTAGCTGCGCGACCACATTTTCGACTTCCTCCGGAGAGGAAAATTTACGGAACAGAATCCAGTTCCACAGCACATTCAGTACAGATTTATAAACCTGCTGAAACTCGGTTTCGTCCATATTCGCAAACGAGATGGATTTCGCCCGACGCCCACGACTACCATCAGGATAAAAATGCTCGGTGTAAAATCCGGCCTGAATGGTTACCCACTCGCGGAAAGCGTCAAATGACTTGAGTAATGCCACATCCCGGGTTCTGCGAGTCGCAACGGTGTTAAGGTATTGCTCTGCGGCATCACTCAGGGCTGGCGTATGTTCCCGACCTACTGATTCGCACAGGTAATCAACGAAACCTGATACCAGTTTTCGTTCGCGAGGCGTGATCGCCCCACCGGCCGGAGTCCAGTAATCGAATCCCAGTTGCAGGAGTTTGAAAAAACGCTTATGGAATGCGTAGTTACGCACACGCTTAAAGTCTGCGTGTATCCACTCGCCTATTTTGATTTGATGCAGAAAATCGCAACTCTCCGGCGTCGCCGGGAGAAGTAAACCAGAAGAAGTTTGTTTGACCAGTTGTATATGCGCCATTGCTATCTCCAATGGCGCTGTAGGTTGCCAGTTGTTCAGGCTGGCTTACGAATTATAACTCATTCCCGAACCACCTTGAAACCGAGCCTTTCCAGGTATTCAATGAATGCCTCGATAGATAAAATTACATGATCATCAGGAATTAACGTTGCGTAGATAACTTCCCCATTCTCAACGCGCACAGCATAGAGGCCATTTTCACTAAAAATTTCACGCAATTCTTCGATTTTCATCAGCAGAATCCTTCCGGATAATTAGCACTCCCCTGTTTGGGGTCCATCCCTCTTCTCCCTGCGCGCTAACTAAGCAATATGATTCTATTTACTCCAAACGGCCCCTCAAGTACCACAACCAAAGGAGTACACAAAAAGCTAATCAACTACGCTGCACAACAAAAAACCCGCCGAAGCGGGTTAAGTGCGGGTGCGTTGAGGATGCCTGACACATCAGAGGTGGCGAGGGATTTCTCCCCCGCCTGGTCTCTTACTCCTCAGGTTCGTAAGCTGTGAAGACAGCGACCTCCGTCTGGCCGGTTCGGATTCGTACCTCGCAGAGGTCTTTCCTTGTTACCAGTGCCGTCACTATGACGGTTAAACAGATGACGATCAGGGCGATTAGCATCGCCTTTTGCTGCTTCATAGCCTGCTTCTCCTTGACCTTTCGGTCCGTAAGAGGCAATCTATATGTGACGAGCATATAGGGGCCTCACTTTGTACTGACCCCAAAAAGTTGGACAGTTAAACACGAGGCAGATAGCCTCAAGCACCCGCAGCAATTCTACTTAACTCTGCCGTTACAGCAAACCGTTTTCGCCCGATATGGGAATTCCCATATCGGAATGAATTCAGTTCACCTGGCGAGGCTTAGCGTACAATTTTTTCCGTTTTGTGAGCTGCCCCTACATGCCGCTGGCGCGGCATCCGGAAAAAGAATCCACGTCCTGAAGGACGTGGAGGATGTCAAGTGCCTTTCCTGGTCCAGCCATATTTTTTGAATGCAGGCGCCGCTTCATCGGTTTGTAGCCATTCTGCAAATCGACGGGTTTCATCATTTGCATCCTGACGTACTGTAATGTTCATATCACGCCATATCACGTAGTCTGGCGCTATTTCCACGACATCACCAATTTCTGGATTACTGGCTGCCCAGTCAGCCCAGGTTATCCAGACATCTGCTTCAGGCTGATTCTCAAGAGCCTTACGTGCAGTTCCGCTGTTGGGCGCATATAAAATAATATTTTTTCGGATTGCGGCGACAGTTTCTATATTCCCTTTACGTCCGGCAATATCTTCCCAGACGCCAGTGCCTGATGTATTACTGGTACCACCACCATCATTAACAATTACGCCAATCCCGGGTCTGGTCAGGTCGTCAATACTCCGGATATTTTTAGGATTACCTTTCTTTACCAATAAAATACTTTTTCGCAGATAAAGAGGCTGAATATCTTTTTCACTGAAGCTGTCTTTATGGTCCCGAATGATAGCCAGAGCAGATTGTTCTGATGCGCCAAACAAGATATCTGCATTTTTTTTGGCATCTTCATTCCATTTGTTCTGTGGGCCGTAATGAACGTTCACTATAATACCTGTTTTTTCGGCATAAAGTTTGGCTGCATCAAGCAAGGCTGTATGCGGGCCACCAGGACCATACAGATTGATATCAGCATAAGCAGCAGAAGACAGGAATATTAAAAAACCTGCCATTATGTTCCTCATAAAAAACTCCTTTTATTGGTTATCATGAAATAAAGTTATAAACACTACAAATAATATATATTACATCCAGATAAACTTATCCGACTTTACCTCGTGCATAGTTTGTTATTTAAAGTTAACAAAATAAGGAAAATTATACGCATATTGAAGAGTATAAACCTTACATGTTGATTACATTTTTGTAATCAACATCCTGTTTGGAATAGCCAGCCTTTAATGGATAACTATTTCTGACAATGCAATGAGTATAATCAAGTCCATCTTCCACTGAGAATTAGAGGCGGCATGCTTTTTCCGGCTCTTGCCGGATATCCGTAATTGTCCATAATCTGCAGATTTATACCTTCAGCATGACCTGTCAGCGAAAATTTGTCCGGTGTTTCTACGGGAATGACATCAAAAGTTACACGCACTCGCGTTACCGTGTAGACCTACTTTCCTGCACTTGCAAGATCACAGTGGTGTAACCGTAACAGGAATTTATTCTCTGGACCGGCAGTAAATCCCTGAGTGGCGTGGTTCCCATATCAATTTCCCGCCAGGCAGCCTCCATTGCCAGCGTACAGGCTGGAGCCATGACCTGCCCTTTAAATCTGGCCCGACCATCCCACCGGACGTGTTCTTCTCCCCTGAACTTAGGTACAGTCATCTCCAGTGGCACAAAAGTGTCAGCGCCATGATTTTTGACCGTTATCGCGCTACGGATATTTTGTTGACTGGTGAAAATCACCCCGCAGAATCAGGCTTATTCCCTTAACCCGGGCTTTCATCCTGACCGCCGCCTCACTACGGCCAATCAGACTGCCGATGCATTTTACCTTCATTGTTAGTATCATGATTTCAGGCCTGCACCATCCACTCATTGCCCGGACTTCCGACAAATCCCGGCAACCATATCCCGGTGCTTGTTCAGCTCCCGCAGCGCGGCGCAGACTCGCTCCCACTTCTGGACATGATTCTTCGCCCTACGCAGTTCGCGATTTGCCATATGCAGCGATGCCAAAATCAAATCATCTTCTCGCGTTGCAGTAAACGATGGCAGCGACTGCACAATGTCCGCCACAGTTTCTGTTTTAATATCTTCCTGTGTTGCATCTTTCTGTACCGGTAACGCAACACCGGCTGGCTGAGGAAAGGCTTTACCATCGGTTTCCGCTACCGATTCAACTTTCGGCTCTGCTGGTAAATTATCACCTGGTATGCAGTAACGAAATTTACCGTTCTGGTTTACGCGAATCAGACGACCTTTGCTGATTGCCATTGCCAGCGTTGAAGCAACTTTGCGGGATGTTGTACCGAACAGCGTAGCCAGTTCATCCGCCGTTTGTGGTCCGCGTTGTTCAATCGTCGCGGTTAAATCGCACTCTGAGATTTTCGCTACTGTTGCCGTGGTGGTTTCTTCCGGCTGTTCTTCTGGCGCTGGCTGTTCCTGCTGAACGTTGTTATCAGCCACACGCCAGGGGTACGCGCTTTTATCAACAAAACCAGCCTTTTTCAGTTCCCACAGCTCGTTCAGCACTTCTTCACGACTGATATCAAGTCGCGCAGCCAGCTCTACCGACGAGGCTTTTCCCATCGCTTTCAGTGCGTCAAAAACAGTCTCCATAAATTTCCTCCCGGTAAAAATTACTTCTCAACTCAAACAAAACCAGCCGTTTTCCGGCGTTCATACTCCTGTTTCAGCAACTCAATTGGCGTTGGTCCCGACGGGCGTTTTGGTGCCGCCAGCTGTCGCCGGACTGGCGGAATGCTCAGGCCGTTACCAACATGCTTTGCCCATTTCGTCAGTTGCCGTTCTGCAAGCCGTTTTAACTCCCCTTCGGTCATCTGGCGCTCAATCCCCTTTGAACGCATCTCGAGGCAAATGTGATACAGCACAGGCTGAGACCACGGGTATTTATCGCTTCCGTCGTATCGCCAGGACTCGTTGCGCCAGCGGCGGTACTCCTCCATCACAGCATCCACCGTCAGACCGAATGGATTGGCTCCGCTTTCCGAAATCAGCGCCACAAACTCAGCCAGGTCCGGAGGCCATGTTTCACCCGCCCGGCAGCGGTCCATGCACTGGCGGCAGACCTGCCGGATTTGCTGCTCAGTCATCGCGCCAATCTGTGCAATCCAGAGCTTCGATGGTGCGGCCCCGTTCTTCCGGGTCCAGCGGTTCGAATAAACCTCCCCCATGAGTTCCCACAGCTTCCACGCCGTTTCCGTCGCTGATAAATCCGTTTTCACGTTCCCACTGCTCACGTGCTGCCCGAATTTCCTGAACTGCCCGTGATGCGGTGCCACCTGGTGCTGCTGCATAGTTTGCCCCCTTGCTGACTGGTTTAACCTGCGCCCTGACGTGATTTACGTGACGGGCGAATTTCTGCTCCCACTGAACCTGCGTGAAAACTTTCCCCTCCGCTGCCCAGTAGTCCCGGAAGGCGGCAAGTTCAGCAGGTGTAAATTCCGGCTCAGGAAGAGCCATCCCCCACAACGCAGCCCGTCGTCGAAAATCCCGTGACGGATACCAGCTATCGCTCATCGGGAATTTCCCGATGGGTTCGCTCAGGCCTTCCAGGTAATCAGGTTCCGCTGTCTGCAACGGCACGCCATTTGCCTCACTGGCCGGAGCACTCTCGCGCACGCGCGCGTTATGTGTGGGGTTTATATATCTGTTATCTGTTATCTGGATACCGCATGACAAAGCGTTAGCCTTATCCTTAGGCTTATCCTCAGGCAAAGGGATTGCCTTATCGAATGCCATCCCCAAAGCCTCAGAAACCCCGTAGGACGCGGCTCTCAGCGATTCCCTGGCCTCCCATTTGAGAGGGCAATCAGGAATTAAAGCGAATGCCTTTGCCCAAGATTTAATGACATTTATCGAGTTTGGCGGATTGTGTTTCGCAGCATTCGGGAGCCAAAAAACTCTGGCTTTGATATCTGCTTTCACCATGCCAAGATTCATGGCTTCGCCTAAGGCTAAGTCAAAGGCTTCGATATCCCACCCCAACTCTTCAGCCATTGCTGCCCGCCCGGCTTTAAACAACCCAGGAATAATCCCGGTAAATGGACTGGTCAGCAGATAAATAAACAAACTCTGTCCACTTGGAGGCAGAGGAGATAACGCCCTAAATTTGGGATCATCCCATATCGTTATTTTTACCTTGCGATAAGGCTCATTGTTTGCCTTAGTTTTTGGCATGGGATTTGGCATGTTTTTAGCCTTAACCATAATTGCCTCATCTGGTGTCGAACCTTCCTCCGGATATAATCTGTGATTCCCCAATCAACAGAACCAAAGGAGGTTCGACATGTCTTTAATGGCTGTTTGCCAAAAAATTAAAAATCACATGCGCACTGTGTACAAAATTAACCAGCACGACCACGACATGGTTAACCTGGTAACATGCAGGGCTATAGTTCTCACCCGCTTCCACCTGATTCTTACAAATCACTCACGGGATTCTCTCCTGAGCCCCAGTAGCTATGATTCGCTGGCGAGATTGCTATACCAGGCAAGTGAAAAACGTATTACTGATCCCTTATCTGTTTCCCCTGTCCTTGCTCTTCACATTCTGGAAGACGCTCTCTATGCCCCCCATCAGGAATGCGACTATCAATTTCTTGAAGCTGAGAAATCAATGAGAGAATGGTTCGTTGAATATCGCGAACGGCAGCAAAAGTTATCCTCAGAGTATTCAGAACTTCCGCAACTTCGCTGGAGTGATCTTCCGAACGAATTATTTGCTCTGACCCCAGAAAATTAATTCTTGGGGATAAATCGTCCATAACTGAACGCAGGCTAAGTTCTGCGCTCTGAAGCTTCCGAACCGAAGTTTCTGTACCCCAACCCGCAATTTCTGCATTTTTTGCAAGTTTCAGGATCCAGTCTCGTAGTTCGCCGGGAGTAAGATTTCCAGCATTGATAAACGGTTTGATTTTCATTGTTAGTTACCCTATTCACTTAATGAACAACAACAGAATCGCCGGACGAACCGCCGCCGCTGAAATGTGCTTTCCGGTAAACGGCCTGGACTGCATCATCATGCGCATCAATTGCCGTACTCAACGCTTCCTGCGCCGCCAGTAATGCACGGCGTTCCAGGGTATCGAAGATGCAGAGTCGGTGACGCAGCTCGCGCGGAAGAATTGCCAGAACCGCAGGGATCAGTTTCTGAATTTTTTCCCTTTGCGCTTTCGTTTCACCTTTCAACCAACGGTGATAGATATTCTGCTGATTGTTCCAGTCCTTGCCTGGTACCAGGGGCAATTCGCCGCCCCCTTGGCGCAGATATTCTTCAGTAATTGCATTGGCTACCCATGCCTGCCCTTTTTCAGCGGCCAGGGCTAACAGCACTGATTCAATGTGCTCATGCCTGATTTTCATGAATCAACTCCTGTGCATTTTGTGTGTTAGCTTTACATCCAACAGGTAAACCATCGGTCGGATTCGGGTAGATATCAGGCCGAAGTTCATGAGGTGTAACCTCGAAATTCGTAGCCTCCGCGATACGCAATACCTTTTCGGGGCTTAACTGACTACGGCCAGTAGCTACGAGGCTAATCATCGATTGCGAACAACCAGCGAGTACGGCCAAACAAGACTGTCGTACACGATTTTTTTTCAAATATTCATCTAATGTCATAAGGGTCACCTTAGTAATGCCTGTCAAAATATTAACTATATTAATTTAAATGATCAATACCTATATCAGTTTGAGTTTATGAGTTGTGTTCATAAGATGGTGGTATGAGAAGAAAACGCGAAGAAATCGCATCGCCAGAAGCTACGCAGCGTCTGCGCGCAGTCTGGGATGCCAAAAAAAGAGAGCTCAAACTGACTCAGGAGCTTGCTGCTGAGCTAATGGGCTTTGAGACTCAATCCACAGTTAGCCACTATCTCAACGGAAAGGCTCCACTAAACACTGATGCAGCATTAAAATTCGCTGTATTACTAAGAGTTAAGCCTGAAGAGTTGAGGCCTGATTTAGCTGATCTGATGAATTACGTCCGTTCCTCAGGAACTTATGACGAAAGTTTCGAAGGCGAAGGTTGGCGGATGGTTAACAAGCAACAAGCTGATTTACTGGATCTTTTTGAAATCCTTCCCGAATCAGAAAAAGCAAAACTAATCGAAAGGCTTAAAGGTCAAAATGAACTCTACAAAGAAGCGTTTGAAAAGATGCTGGCAGCTCAGAAACGCATGAAGAAATAGCTCCCGTAACCTCGTAACTAAACCGCCATTTTTGGCGGTTTTTTTGTCCCCTCAGCTCCCTCACCTTACTTTTTTATCAAAAAAAACACTAAAAATTTCATTACGATAGTACATTTTTATCAACAAAATGCATATTTGTGTTGATCACTCATATGAATATAACTAATATTATTGCAGAAGCAGCACGGCGCTGTAGGTTTTAGTTCCGCCACCCGGCGTTAAGGGGAGATATAAGATGACATTTACTCAGGGTATTGACCCGCTAGAAACTAATAATGCTGTATTTTGTCTGGCGTATGAATTGTCTGTACAGGCATCAACAATGGCAAAGGAAAGAGAGCTAACTCCAAGGCAGGCACGTCTCGCACTGGAACTCGCCAGCCGGGTATCAGTAGCAAAAAAAATCGCACCAGCCGTAATGGCACAAAACCTGGCTGATGCAATTACAGATCTCAGGTCAATACAACCATACAATTATCATGTCGAAGAGGCATTAGAAAAATTAATCGCTGCTGCCTACGCCATCATTGATGAACTGTAATAATTGATATGCTGGAGAATTTCTATTCCTGAGAGATGCATTTTTCACGCCAGGACAACGCCCGGCAATTGCCAGATTCAGTTTTTCACGCTGCTCTGGCGTAAGAAGTTTAACAAGTTCTTCAAGAACAAGCGCGGTAGCCTCTAATCTGGCGGAAAGATAATCAATATTTTTGTGTTGAGATTGAATAGGCATAAGCAATTCCTTACTGGTTGTGTGAGAACTCCAGTATACCACCGAGCCTGAAGTGGTAAAAAGACAGGCATACAACACGAAGGCGCACGGAGGAGGTGTTTTTCCCTTAGAAGGCTTGTCGTTAAATTTCTTCGACCGTGCGCTTCCGGTTGTGAATAACAACATTGCTGTGTGTAGTCCTAGCAGCATCAGTTTTTTCTTGAAGTTCGGCTGATGTCCGCCCTTTTTAAAGTGAATTTTGTGATGCGGTGAATGCGGCTAAGCGCACGCGGAACAGTTAAAAGCATCTGTGTTATGGGTGGATTATCCGGCGTTAATTGTTAACTGGTTAACGTCACCTGGAGGCACCAGGCACAGCATCGACAAAGTTCATTTGTAAAAATGGAGATAATTATGATTGCTCATCACTTCGGAACTGATGAAATACCACGTCAGTGTGTGACTCCTGGCGATTATGTTCTTCATGAAGGCCGGACATATATTGCCTCGGCAAACAATATTAAAAAGCGAAAGCTTTATATTCGTAACCTGACCACAAAAACATGCATTACTGACCGCATGATTAAAGTCTTCCTCGGTCGTGATGGTTTACCTGTAAAGGCGGAGTCATGGTGATGACTAAGAAAATAAAATGTGCTTACCACCTTTGCAAAAAAGACGTTGAAGAAAGCAAAGCTATTGAAAGAATGCTTCACTTCATGCACGGGACTTTATCTATAGACGAACCGAGAAAATATTGCAGTGAAGCTTGTGCCGAAAAAGACCAGATGGCACACGAACTTTAATTAATTGACTATTCGAAACTGAATTTATGCCAGAAATGGCAGGGATTCGCTCAACCTTAATTCAGGAGAAAAACATGATTACCAATTATGAAACCACTGTTGTAACTACCGATGACATTGTTCACGAGGTGAATCTGGAAGGAAAGCGCATTGGCTACGTAATTAAAACAAAAAATAAAGAAACCCCATTCACTGTGGTTGATATTGACGGCCCATCAGGCAACGTAAAAACACTTGATGAAGGTGTCACAAAAATGAGTCTGGTTCACATCGGAAAGAATCTGCCCGCAGAAAAAAAAGCCGGATTTCTGGCAACTCTGATTGCAATGAAATTAAAAGGTGAAATCTGAAAAAAGAAAGCCTGCACAACGTGCAGGCCTGAGTGAAGAACCTGGGACATTTATTCATCACTCGCAGTAATTTTAATCTGAGTTGAGGTTAAAAAACAATGAGCACAAAACCACTCTTCCTGTTACGAAAAGCGAAAAAATCATCCGGTGAACCTGACGTCGTCCTATGGGCAAGTGACGATTTTGAATCGACCTGTGCCACTCTGGACTACCTGATCGTTAAGTCAGGTAAAAAACTGAGCAACTATTTTAAAGCTGTTGCCACAAATTTTCCTGTCGTTAATGACCTTCCCCCTGAAGGTGAGATCGATTTTACCTGGAGTGAACGCTATCAACTCAGCAAAGACTCCATGACCTGGGAACTAAAACCGGGAGCAACGCCAGACGACGTTCACTATCAGGACAGTGCTCAGGAAACTGAAAAACTGACGGGAGGCCAGGAAGAAAACGCGCAGGCAGACGCCCACGGGGATTGCCAGGATTGTGAAGTCTCTGTAGCCACTTTGCGGTTCACTCAGCGTCTTCTGCACATTTTTACGTATGCGGCCGGGGATCGGAAATACCTGCATCATGCCACCCGTGAACAACGCGAACACATTACTGCTCTTGAGATGGATCAGGAAAACAGCTATGTCCAGAATCTGCTGTTGGCCATACGCGGCATGGCAGAACCGACAACTCTGGATAATGCCGCCCTGCTCCGCCTGACTGATGCAATTAAGGCAGTTTTCTCTATCACGAAAAAACATCAGCCCTATGAATTTAAGAATTTCATTTCAGCCTGGCTGGATACCGAACACATTGATCGCGGTCTTCTGACAAAAGAATGGAGGAAAGGGAATCGTGTTTCACGCATCACTCGCACGGCTTCCGGTGCTAATGCTGGCGGCGGGAACCTCACCGATCGCGGCGAAGGTTTCGTCCACGATCTGACGTCACTGGCACGCGATGTAGCCACTGGCGTACTTGCCCGTTCAATGGACGTGGACATCTATAACCTTCATCCGGCACACGCTAAACGCATTGAGGAAATTATCGCTGAAAATAAACCGCCCTTTTCTGTTTTCCGCGACAAATTCATCACCATGCCTGGCGGGCTGGATTATTCCCGCGCCATCGTGGTTGCGTCCGTGAAAGAAGCACCAATTGGGATCGAGGTCACCCCCGCGCACGTCACTGAATATCTGAACAAAGTACTGACTGAAACTGATCATGCCAACCCTGATCCGGAAATCGTGGATATTGCCTGCGGTCGTTCCTCTGCCCCGATGCCGCAGCGTGTAACAGAAGAAGGAAAACAGGATGATGTAGAAAAACCGCAACCATCTGGAACAACGGCAGATGAACAGGGAGAGGCTGAAACAATGGAACCGGACGCAACTGAACATCATCAGGACACGCAGCCGCTGGATGCTCAGTCACAGGTAAATTCTGTTGATGCGAAATATCAAGAACTGCGGGCAGAACTCCATGAAGCCCGGAAAAACATTCCATCAAAAAATCCTGTCGATGCCGATAAGTTGCTTGCTGCATCACGTGGTGAATTTGTTGAGGGGATTAGCGACCCGAATGATCCGAAATGGGTGAAGGGGATTGAAACCCGCGATTCAGTGAACCAGAACCAACAAGAATCGGAACAGAACGACCAGAAAGCGGAACAAAACAGCCCAAATGCGTTACAAAACGAGCCAGAAACGAAACAGCCTGAACCAGTGGCGCAACAGGAAGTAGAAAAAGTTTGCAATGCCTGCGGTCAGTCTGGCGGGGATAACTGCCCTGACTGTGGTGCGGTGATGGGCGACGCAATATATCAGGAAACATTCGATGACGAGAATCAGGTTGAAGTTCGGGAAAATGAGCCGGAGAAAATGGAAGGCGCTGAACATCCACACAAGGAGAATGCTGGCAGCGATCCGCATCGCGATTGCAGTGATGAAACTGTCGAAGCAGCAGCTTCATCATTAGAAAAACTCGACTGGAAAAGACAAGTGGTGATTGCGGCGGTTTACGGTTTATGTGCGAATCCTGCAGGTATAGCCTCAGCGCCATTAATTCCGGGTATTGCAATGATGATCGCAAACAAACTTGAAAATTTTGGGGTAACAGATGATGAGCACATGCCCGATTTTTGATCGCATTGAAGAGCTGGCATGGTCACGCCACTACCAGAAGATCGTTCGCGAAGAAAAAGAAACGGAACTGGCGGACGACCTGGAAAAAGGTCTGCCCCAGCACCTGTTTGAATCGCTCTGCATCGACCATTTGCAACGCCACGGTGCCAGCAAACAGGCAATCAGTCGCGCATTTGATGACGATGTTGAATTTCAGGAACGCGTGGCGGAGCACATCCGGTACATGGTTGAAACCATTGCGCGTCACCAGGTTGATATTGATTCAGAGGTATAAAACGAATGAGTACAGCACTCGCAACGCTGGCCGGGAAGCTGGCTGAACGTGTCGGCATGGATACTGTCGACCCGCAGGAACTGATCGCCACTCTTCGCCAGATAGCATTTAAAGGCAATGCCAGCGATGCGCAATTCATCGCGCTGCTGATCGTCGCCAACCAGTACGGTCTTAATCCGTGGACGAAAGAGATTTACGCCTTCCCTGATAAGCAGAATGGTATCGTTCCGGTGGTGGGCGTTGATGGCTGGTCCCGCATCATCAATGAAAACCAGCAGTTTGATGGTATGGACTTTGAGCAGGACAATGAATCCTGTACATGCCGGATTTACCGCAAGGACCGCAATCATCCGATCTGCGTTACCGAGTGGATGGATGAGTGCCGCCGCGAACCATTCAAAACCCGCGAAGGCAAAGAAGTTACGGGGCCGTGGCAGTCGCACCCCAAACGGATGTTACGGCATAAAGCCATGATTCAGTGTGCCCGTCTGGCCTTCGGATTTGCTGGTATCTATGACAAGGATGAAGCCGAGCGCATTGTCGAAAATACCGCATCAGAAAGTCAGCCGGAACGCGACATCACTCCGGTTAACGATGAAACCATGCAGGAGATTAACGCTCTGCTGATCGCCCTGGATAAAACATGGGATGACGACTTATTGCCGCTCTGTTCCCAGATACTTCGCCGCGACATTCGCGCATCATCAGAACTGACGCAGACCGAAGCAGTGAAAACTCTTGGATTCCTGAAACGGAAAGCCGCAGAGCAGAAGGTGGCAGCATGACTCCTGACATTATCCTGCAACGTACAGGAATCGACGTGAGAACTGTTAAACAAGGGGATGATGCGTGGCACAAATTACGGCTCGGCGTCATCACAGCTTCAGAAGTTCACAACGTGATAGCAAAACCCCGCTCAGGAAAGAAATGGCCTGACATGAAAATGTCCTACTTCCACACCCTGCTGGCTGAGGTCTGCACCGGAGTGACCCCGGAAGTTAACGCTAAAGCACTGGCCTGGGGAAAACAGTACGAGAACGACGCCAGAGCCCTGTTTGAGTTCATTTCCGGCGTGAATGTTACTGAATCCCCGATCATCTATCGTGACGAGACTATGCGCACCGCCTGCTCTCCCGATGGCTTATGCAACGACGGTAACGGCCTTGAACTGAAATGCCCGTTTACCTCCCGGGATTTCATGAAGTTCCGGCTCGGTGGTTTCGGGGCCATAAAGTCGGCTTACATGGCCCAGGTGCAGTACAGCATGTGGGTGACGCAAAAAGATGCCTGGTACTTTGCCAACTATGACCCGCGTATGAAGCGTGAAGGCCTGCATTATGTCGTGGTTGAGCGGGATGAAAAGTACATGGCGAGTTTTGACGAGATGGTGCCAGAATTCATCGAAAAAATGGACGAGGCACTGGCTGAAATGGGTTTTGTATTTGGGGAGCAATGGAAATGAGCGCAGCCACAAAGCTCACAGGAGAAAAACCAGTGCGATACACAAAAGTCAAACCATGCCCTTTTTGTGGTTGTCCATCAGTAACGGTGAAAGCCATTTCAGGATATTACCGCGCGAAGTGTAACGGATGCGAATCCCGAACCGGCTATGGTGGAAGTGAAAAAGAAGCACTCGAACGATGGAATAAACGAACCACTGGAAATAATAATGGAGGTGTTCATGTATAAAATTACCGCCACTATTGAAAAAGAAGGTGGCACTCCTACTAACTGGATAAGATATTCAAAATCTAAATTAACGAAATCAGAATGCGAAAAAATGCTCTCAGGGGAAAAAAGAAGCAGGCGTTTCCAGAGAGCAGAAAGTAAAACTGATAAATTTTAATTGCGAGAAACTTCTGTCCTCGTGAGTTGCATTGTATTCAAATTAAAACTTCATAGCTGATTATTAATAATCAACGTCGGGCGTCAATTTCAGTCTAATATTGTCGCCCGCCAGAGGTGATGCGATGGCACAAGTGATTTTTAATGAAGAGTGGATGGTTGAATACGGTCTGATGCTTCGTACTGGTCTGGGGGCCAGACAAATTGAAGCATACCGCCAGAACTGTTGGGTGGAGGGCTTCCACTTCAAGCGAGTATCTCCTTTAGGTAAGCCAGACAGCAAACGAGGGATTATCTGGTACAACTATCCAAAGATAAATCAGTTTATCAAAGACTCATGATATGTCTAAATTACCAACAGGTGTCGAGATTAGAGGTAGATACATTCGCATCTGGTTCATGTTTCGAGGAAAACGATGTCGGGAAACATTAAAAGGCTGGGAGATTACAAACAGTAATATTAAAAAGGCCGGAAATTTAAGAGCGCTGATAGTTCATGAAATAAACTCCGGTGAATTTGAGTATTTAAGACGTTTTCCCCAGTCCAGCACTGGGGCAAAAATGGTGACAACGAGAGTCATAAAAACGTTCGGGGAGCTTTGTGATATCTGGACAAAAATTAAAGAGACAGAGTTAACAACAAACACAATGAAGAAAACGAAATCACAATTAAAAACACTCAGAATAATAATTTGTGAAAGTACCCCGATATCACATATTCGTTATAGCGATATCTTAAACTACCGGAATGAACTGCTGCATGGAGAAACGCTTTACCTGGATAATCCAAGATCCAACAAAAAAGGAAGAACCGTGCGCACAGTTGATAACTATATCGCCCTGCTCTGTTCGCTGTTACGTTTTGCGTATCAGTCGGGATTTATATCAACCAAACCATTTGAAGGAGTAAAAAAATTACAGCGAAACAGAATAAAGCCTGATCCGTTATCTAAAACAGAATTCAATGCATTAATGGAAAGTGAAAAAGGACAGAGCCAGAACTTGTGGAAATTTGCCGTTTACTCAGGACTTCGTCACGGGGAACTGGCAGCTCTGGCGTGGGAGGATGTGGATCTCGAAAAGGGAATAGTGAATGTCAGAAGAAACCTGACGATACTTGATATGTTCGGTCCCCCAAAAACAAATGCCGGGATCCGGACAGTAACACTACTGCAGCCTGCTCTTGAAGCACTGAAGGAGCAATACAAACTGACCGGGCATCATCGCAAAAGCGAAATCACCTTTTATCATCGGGAGTACGGCAGAACCGAAAAGCAAAAACTGCATTTTGTTTTCATGCCAAGGGTGTGTAACGGAAAACAGAAACCTTATTACTCGGTAAGCAGTTTGGGGGCAAGGTGGAATGCAGCAGTAAAACGTGCTGGTATTCGCCGCCGTAATCCGTACCATACGCGGCATACTTTTGCCTGCTGGCTGTTGACGGCAGGAGCGAACCCGGCATTTATAGCCAGCCAAATGGGGCATGAAACTGCGCAGATGGTGTATGAAATTTACGGTATGTGGATTGATGACATGAACGACGAACAGATAGCCATGTTGAATGCGCGGTTATCGTAG